CCGGGCTTTGGTCAGCAAGTAGCTGGTCTGGCAATGGGGGCAGCCGGTTTAGCGAGGGCTTTCTGATGATGAGAGAACGACTACCGCAAGGATTGGAAAATTTAATCCAAAGCATCGGGGATATGCCAATACCTGAAAACGGGGAGGCCGACATTTCTATTAAGATTCGTGGAAACGACGTGATGGAGCGACCTATGTTTGCTGCTGGAGGCGGCGCGAATAAGTTCCCAGACCTGAGTGGTGACGGCAAGGTTACACAAAAAGACATTTTGATTGGCCGTGGCGTGATACAAAAGCAAGCTGGTGGACCTATTCCAGACATGCCGATGCAAGCTCAACCAGCACCTCCCGCAGAAGAGGTGAGGCAACTAGAGCAGGTAGAACAACAGGCTCAAGCGGAAGGAGAACAGGTCGGACTAGAATATTTAGCCAAAACTATGGACGGCATGGACGCGGCTGAAGATGTCGAAGAAATGATAAATGCTATGCGTGGTAATAAGATGCCTCTCGAAGCACGGCGCATGGAACTAGCAGAGTTTGTTGGTCGAGACGACGCAATGGCAACACCGGAGACTGTGCTAGCTATGGTACAGCCTACAATCATGTTAAGTGAAGAGGGTGCCATGAACACGGGTATTGGTGACCTGATGCGTCAAATGACCGAAGATGTAGACATGGCTACGGAAGGCGGCGCACCTACCGATATGGGGGAAGGGCTGGGCGGCTTGATGATGGCTGGCGCACCAAT